CAGTATCTGCACGCCAAGAAAGAAGGCGGCAAGAAGGACGAAGCGGCGGACCGTGCGAAGACGGCGGGCGCGGGGAAGTTTGGCGCGATTGCTGCGCCTCGGCTGGCTGCTGCGGGCGGGAAGAAGGTCTAACGCGTGCCGGAATGGTCCACAGCGTGCCCAGATTGGGCGGCGCGGCTCAAGGCTGGGCGCTCGATCATCCCGGCGCCCATCTTCCCGGACCAGGCGGCGCAGGCGTTGGGTGTGTTCAAGGCGCTCAAAATCGTTGACGCTCCGGGCTCTCCTACGTTTGGCGAGGCGTGCGCCGATTGGGTGTTTGATCTGGTGGCGTCGATCTTCGGTGCCTATGACCCTGATTCTGGGCGGCGGCTGATTACCGAGTGGTTCATTTGCCTGCCGAAGAAGAACAGCAAATCGACGATTGCAGCCGGAATCATGATGACTGCGGTCATTTTGAATTGGCGGCAGTCGGCAGAGTTCACCATTCTGGCGCCCACGATTGAAGTCGCGGGAAACAGCTTTGCGCCGTCGCGGGACATGGTCCAGCACGACGAAGAGCTTGACACCTTGATGCAGGTACAGACCCACATCAAGACGATCACGCACCGAAACAGCGGCGCCACGCTGAAAGTGGTGGCTGCTGACAGCAATACAGTCTCCGGCAAGAAGTCGGTGGGGACGCTGGTTGATGAATTGTGGCTGTTCGGCAAGATGCCGGACGCTGAAAACATGCTGCGCGAGGCTACCGGGGGCCTTGCATCGCGGCCTGAAGGCTTCGTGATCTACCTGACTACGCAGTCAGACGACCCGCCAGCCGGTGTTTTCCGGCAGAAATTGCAATACGCCCGCGATGTTCGGGACGGTGTGATTGATGACCCGCGCTTTGTGCCGGTGATCTTTGAGCACCCGCCCGAAATGGTGAGGGCTGGCGATCACCTCAAGGCTGAAAACCTTGGGATGGTCAACCCGAACCTGAATTACTCGGTTGACGAGGAATTTTTACAACGCGAGTTCAAGAAAGCCAAAGAGGGCGGCGAAGAGTCGTTCCGGGGCTTTTTGGCGAAGCACGCCAATGTGGAAATCGGGCTTGCACTGAGGTCTGATCGCTGGGCGGGTGCTGATTTTTGGGAAAAGCAGGGGCAAAAACTGCCGCTGGATGAGGTGATCCGGCGCTCTGAAGTGCTGGAAATCGGCATCGACGGCGGCGGTCTGGACGACATGCTGGGTTTGTCGGTGGCTGGGCGCGATTCGTCCGGCAAGTGGCTGACCTGGGCTCATGCGTGGATACACCCGATTGTTTTGGAGCGGCGCAAGTCTGAGGCGGCGCGGTTTGAGGACTTCGCCAAAGACGGCGACCTGACCATTGTCAAAGCCATTGGTGATGACGTGGCAGAGGTTGCTGACATTGCGGCGCAGGTGCTTCAAAGCGGCAAATTGGACAAGGTGGGCGTTGACCCGGTGGGCATCGGCGCGATTGTCGAAGCCCTGGAAGAAATCGGCATCGGTCAAGACCAGATCGCGGGTATCTCGCAGGGCTGGAAGATGTCCGGCGCCATCAAGACGACCGAACGAAAGCTGGCCGAAGGCGGTTTGTTTCACGGCGGGACAAAGCTGATGGCCTGGTGCGTTTCTAACTGCCGGGTTGAGCCCCGAGCTAACTCGATCCTGATCACCAAGCAGGCGTCAGGGTTCGCAAAGATTGACACGGTGATGGCGCTTTTCAACGCTGTTGCCCTTCTGAGTTTGGCGCCTGACATGCGCAGCGTTTACGAGTCTCAGGAACTAAGGACTTTTTGATGGCGTTTCAATGGAAAAACCTCACGGGGTGGCTGAGTAAGTCAGCTTCCAACCCCGATTGGGGCACCCTTGAGCGTTATTTGGGGTGGGCCTTTGGCGGCGGGGCGTCGGCGTCCGGGATCATCGTCAATCCGCAAAACGCCATGCAGGCGGCGGCGGTGTATGCGTGCATCAAGGTGCTGTCTGAGTCGGTGGGCATGTTGCCCCTGAACATCTACAAGCGCGGCGCTAACGGCGGTTTTGACGCGGATATGGCCCATCCGCTGTGGGAGTTGCTGCACAACCAGCCCAATGAGTACCAGACTAGCGTCGAATTTCTGGAATGCCTGGTGGCTCACCTGAATTTGCGCGGGAATGCTTACGCGTGGATCAACCGGGCGCGATCTGGCCGCGTGGTGGAAATCATCCCCATGCACCCCGACCATGTGAACGTGCGCGAGGCGGGCGGCCAGATCGTTTACCAGATCGGCACGGACAACGGCTCAATGAGGACGGTTGACCGCTCCGAAGTGCTGCACATTAAGGGCCTGACCTTGAATGGTTGGCTTGGCATCTCGCCTATTGCCTACGCCCGCGAGTCCATTGGCCTGGCTTTGGCTACCGAGAAGTTCGGCGGGCAGTTGTTTCGCAACGGCGCCAAGATGGGCGGCGTGCTGAAACACCCTGGAAAGCTATCTGATGAGGCTTACGGGCGCCTTAAAAAGTCGTTTGATGCTGCAACGAGCGGCGAAAACGCCCACAAAACAGCCCTTTTGGAAGAGGGTATGACGTGGGAAAAGGTGACCATGAACGCGGATGACGCGCAGTTTTTGGACACCCGGAAGTACCAACGAGCCGAAATCGCGGGGATTTTCCGTGTCCCGGCTCACCTGATCAACGATTTGGAGCGTGCGACGTTCTCCAACATCGAGCACATGTCGTTGCAGTTCGTCCAGTACGCGCTGATGCCGTGGTTGAACCGGATCGAGAAGGCCATGCGGCGCGATCTGTTCTCGGCTGACGACAAGAAGGCGCACCACCTGCGTTTTGGCGTTACGTCACTGCTTCGCGGCGATGCAAAGAGCCGCGCGGAGTATTACGCGAGCGGCATCACGAACGGCTGGCTTGTGCGCAACGAAGCGCGGGCCATGGAAAGTGATCTGGGCTTTGCCTTGAACCCGCTTGAGGGCCTGGACGTGCCCTTGATGCCGCTGAACATGACCGATGGCCGCGACGACCCGGACGAGGCCACGGACGAGGCAGAGGGCGAGACGCCAGCACAAGACGCGGCAGGCGAAGACAAGGAAGGAGCCAAGGCATGAAACATTACATCGACACCCCGTTTGAGGTGAAGGAGGTCAGCGAAAGCGGCGTCTTCACCGGCCTGGGCTCCGTCTTCGGCAACGTGGACCAGGGCAACGACATTGTGGCGCCCGGCGCGTTCACAAAGTCGCTGTCTGGATGGGCCGCAAAGGGGCGGATGCCTGCGCTGCTGTGGCAGCACCGCATGGCCGAGCCCATTGGCGCCTACAAGTCGATGCAAGAGACATCGGCGGGTCTGGTGGTCACGGGTCAGCTTGCCTTGAAGACGCAAAAGGGCGGCGAGGCTTACGAGCTGATGAAGATGGGCGCGCTGTCTGGCCTGTCGATTGGCGGATATGGCGTCAACACCGACTACGACCACAAAAAGGACATCCGCACCATCAAGGAATTCGACTTGATGGAAATCAGCGTGGTGACCTTCCCCATGAACGACTCGGCCCGCGTGGCTGCGGTCAAAAGCATTGAAGAAATCGGCGACCTGAGCGGCGCCGAGCTGTACCTGCGTGAGGTAGGCGGCGTTTCCCGCTCTGAATCGAAGGCGATGGTGAGCCGAATTGCGGCGATTGCACGGCGTGAGGCCGTGGATAAGTCCAACGAGCTGACCGAAGCACTTTCACTGCTGGAAAAGCGCAAGGCCCTGATGGCCTGACCGCCTCCGCACTACCTCAACGACCCGCCTAGAGCGGGTTTTTTCGTTTCTTGGCGCCTGCGGGCGCCTTTTGCATTTGGAGACTCAAATGTCCGATCTGTCCGCGATCCAAAAAGCCATTGAAGATGGCAACCGCGCTTTTGAAGCGTTCAAGCAAGCCAACGACCAGAAGGGCGCCGCCCAATCTGACAAGCTGGCGACCATGGAAAAGGCTTTCGCCGATGTGACCGCCAATCAGGCGGAAATTAAGCGCATGGTGGAAGACATCGAAGCCAAGGCCAAGCGCCAAGGCTTCGGCACCGGCAAGTCTGACGATGTGATGCACATCGAGCAGAAGAACAAGGAATTCGCCGAGTTCCTGCGCAAGGAAAACGGTACCGGCGCTTTCGAGTTCGACGCCAAGGCCCTGGCCATCTCGACCAACAGCGGCGCCGATGGTGGCTCGGCTGTGCCCAAGATCATCGACACGATGATCGAGTCGCTGGTGATCAACACGAGCCCGATCCGTCAGATCGCCAACGTGGTTCAGACCTCGACCAACGATTACCACAAGCTGGTCAACCTGCGTGGTGCTGCGTCCTCGGCAGTCGGTGAAACGGCTGCGCGCCCTGCCACCAACACGCCGACGATCAAGGACATCACGATCAACCAATACGACATCTACGCGAACCCGCAGGCAACGCAACAGATGCTGGATGACGTGTTCTTCAACGCCGAACAGTGGCTGGCCGAAGAAATCGCCGAAGAATTTGGCCGCCAAGAAGGCGCCCTGTTCGTCGGCGGCGCTGGCTCTGGCTCCAACCAGCCCCAAGGCTTCCTGACCCCGACCTATGTGGCGACCGATGACGCAACCCGCACCTTCGGCCAGTTGCAGTACGTGCCCACGGGCGTGTCCGGCGCCTTCCCTGCGTCGAACCCTGCCGACATCCTGATCACCCTGGTGAGCAAGATGAAGGCCGCTTACCGTCAAGGTTCGGGCTGGGTCATGCCCAAGTCGGCGCTGTTCACGGTGGCCGCGTTCAAGGACACCTCGGGCCGCTACATCTTCAACCCGATCACTGCCCCTGACGTGCCCGCCACGCTGCTGGGCTACCCCGTGACCGAAGCTGAAGACATGCCCGCTGTCGCCGCCAACTCGCTCTCGATTGCCTTCGGCAACTTCAAGCGCGGCTACCAGATCGTTGACCGCGTTGGCACCCGCATCGTGCGCGATCCGTTCAGCAACAAACCGTACATCGGCTTTTACACGGTGAAGCGCGTAGGGGCCAGCGTCATCAATAGCGAGGCCATTAAAGCCCTGAAGTTCTCGGTGTCCTGATCTTTCCTCGGTGGGTTTTGGGGCGGCTTCGGTCGCCCCTTTTTTTCTTCAAGGGGATTTCATGATCATCGAGTTTTCATCCGATTGGCGGTACAGCCCGAACGGCTTTACCGTCGAAGAATACAAGTACGGCTCACTGGTTGACCTGGGCGAAGAGGCGGGCGCGCTGGCCGTATCTGACGGTGTGGGCAAGGCTGTGGATGCTGCGTACCTCAAGAAGGTGCTGGCGGCTCACGACAAGGCCCGCAAGGCTGCGGACAAGGCCGAGGCTGAAGCTGTGGCGGCTGAGGCTGCGGCTGTGGCTGCGCGTGCTGTGGCTGACGAGGCAAAGGCTGCTGTGGCTGCGCTGGTGGTGATTCGCGTCACTGCTGATGACGTGGCACAGGCTGATGCCGCTGAGGCGGTGGCCGAGTAATGGCGCTGCGTCTCGTGACCGCTCCAACCGTGGAGCCGTTGACCGTCTCTGATGCGGTGGTGAAGCAAGCATTGCGCGTCATTGACACGGCAGAGGATGCTTACATCACGCTGCTGCTGACGATGGCGCGGGAAGCTTGCGAGCGGATCACGCGGCGTGCGCTGATGACTCAGACATGGGCGCTCACCATGGACAAGTTCCCGGCGCCTGGCATGGAAACCAGTTCGGCGAATTGGTACGGGCCAGCGTGGGGAACGGGTCCGGGGCCTTTGACTGTGACGCGACCTGATGGCGTGTCCCAGACTGAGATTTGGTTGCCCAAGTGCCCGATTGCTTCGGTGTCGTCCATCGTGTACTGGGATCAGTTCGGCGTGCAGCAAACGCTAGACCCGTCGCAGTACATCGTGGACACAGCAAGCGAACCGGGGCGGATCACGCCAGCGGTGAACAGTGCATGGCCTGCGACGTGGAACCGCGCGAATGCAGTGACGGTGACGTATGTAGCCGGGTGGCCTGATGCGGCGTCTGTGCCTGCGTCGGTCAAGCAATGGATCTTGATGACCGTTGCGACGCTGTACGAAAACCGCGAAGCCGTGGCGATCTTGCAGCGCGGAAGCATTCAGGAGCTGCCGTATGTGGACACGCTGCTGGATAGCCTGCGTGTGCAGACGTTCGACCCGCCTAGCTACTGGTCTTGATCATGAGAATCGGCGATTTGAGGCGGCGTGTTGACCTGCAAAGCAGGGGCGGCACGAAGGACAGTTACGGGCAGCAATCGACGGCATGGACAAACGTGCTGTCTGGTGTGCCTTGTGAGTTGCGCGCCCTGAGTGGGCGTGAATTGATCGCGGGCGCTGCGGTCAACAGTGAAGTGACGCATGAACTGCGTGTTCGGTATCACTCGCTGCTTGCTGACCCTGTGAAGGTTTCGGCGATGCGTGCGGTTTACGTCAATGACGGCGTGACCAGATATTTCAACCTCTCGGCGCCGCGCATCGTGGATGAGCGCAACCGGGAAATCGTGATCCAAGCCGCTGAAGGCGTGAACCTGGGGTGATGACATGGCAACTGTGCGACTGATTTATAGCGGCGCTGGCCCGATCTTTGAGAGCGCCATCACTGGCCGTCAGGTGCAGTGGGTTCCTGGCCGTGCGCAAGAAGTGGACACGACGATTGCCACAACCCTGCTCGCCTACGGTGGGTTCGCATACGAGACGCCCGCCGCCTCCGCATCTGCTGTAGTGGGGGCGGAGAGCTTCCCCGCTTATACCGGCTTCGTGGCGACTCGC